CTTCGGCTGACAACCTCTGGAAGCACCAGAGAGAGAACTCGGAAGACTACAACGACCGCGCAAAGCGTGTGACTTACTGGAACTACTGTGAACTCTTGGTGGACTTCTTCACGAACTTCGTGTACGCGGAGACGATTCAGCGCGAGGGAGGTACAAACCAGACTTGGTACGACGCCTTTATCAAGGATGTCAACCGCAAGGGCGACTCCATCACTGACTACATGAGAAAAGTTAGTGACGATGTGCAGATTTTTGGTATCTCGTACACGCTGGTTGACACACCGAGGACGGGCTTTGCCCCGGATTCAAGCCAGCCCCTCACCAAGCAGCAAGAGGTGGACTTGGACATCCGACCCTATTGGGTTCTGCTGCATCCTGATGAGGTCACTGATTGGGTCAAAGATGATTTCGGCGCGTACCAGTATTTTAAGCGTATGCAGCTTGTGAGTGAGCCTTCTAAAGCAGGTGTGCGTCACTACGAGCAGTACACGGAATGGTACACGGATTTTATCTTAGTCTCTCGTGTGGACATCACCAACTCTGCTAGACCTACGTTGACAAGCAAGGTTAAGTACCCGAACGAGCTTAACTACATCCCCATTCACGCCTCTTTGTTCCGTGAGAGTAAGAAGCATTGTGGTATGGGAAACAGTTTTCTCCGGGATTTCGCGTGTAGCTCTCGTAGAATCCTGAACCTGACGAGCTTGCTGGATGAGTTCCTTTACCGCCAGTGTTTCAATATGTTGGCCAAGCAGACGGACACAGCGATTCCTCTGCATGACCAAGAGGACAACGTTACTGGTTCCTCGAACATCATCGAGTACCCGAAGGGTGCCGAGGCTCCTAAATATATTTCACCTCCGTCTGAACCTGCAAAGTTCATTCAGGATGAGCGACAGCGGGAAATCAACGAGATGTTCCGCCGCGCTGCTCAGGACACGGTGAACGAGCTTTTCAACGGAGAGAAGTCGAGCGGATTCAGTCAGGCTCAGTCGTTCTCGAAGACTGTGCCTTTCATTGCCACTCGCGCAGACACGCTAGAAAAAGGCGAGAACGCTCTTATGACCATCACCATGAAGGTGTTGGGTAAAGAGTGGGATGGTAAGGTCAAGTACAAGGACAGGTACGAGCTTACCAACGTCACGGACGCTATCACACAGCTTACCTCTGTGTTCCGCGACCTGATGATGCCTTCCGAGTCGTTCGTGAAGGAAGAGTTGAAGCGCCTTGTGCGGGAAATTGATGGCAAGATTACTCCAGAGACTATGGCTAAGATTTTGAAAGAAATCGAAGGCATGGACTTTGCGGGTTGGCAGGAGACTCAAAAGCTGGCGCTGATTGGTAACGCCGGAAATTCCCCTGCTGCACAGCAGAAGGACAAGTCAACCGGGACTGTGGCTGAGGCTGCGGCTGAGGCACGTGCGCCGGGGACTGCCACCAAGAAACTGCGTAAGTAGCTCAAGCTTGCTCGTTCCACACGCCCACGGGCAACCCGGAACTGAGCGCGGGAGTGGTCGCGCAGAGACCCCACTCCCGTTATTTTTCTCTATCTAAGAGAAAGGAATAGTACAGCAATGGCGAACACAGGAAATCAGGTGCGCTCGGTCGGCAACAGCAAGGGCACTGGTACTCGGAGAAAGCCTTCTGCTATGGCTTTGGCCAGCAAGAAGCAGACGAAGCCTGCCAGCGAAAACCCTGACGGCAAGCGTAATCGTCCGTAAGGCAACTTCATCAACGGTTCTAATACCCGGCCCTAGACGCCACTCACGTCTAAAGGCTTATATCAAATTTTGAGGCAAAGGAAAACACAATGGCTGACGAGCTTAATACAAACGGCGCAAAGCCCGGTGACGGCGGCGACGACAAAGACAAAGTTGAGTTCACCCCGAAACAGCAGGAGAAGGTGCAGGAGCTTATTGACAAGGCGGTGGGCCGCGTGGCCAACAACGTGCGCGCTGACCTTACCGGCAAGGTCGAGGCTCTGACCACCGAACTCGAAGCTGCAAAGCTTGCGCTCAAGAGTGCCAAAACCCCTGCTGACAAGAAAGAGTCGAAAGAGGACATCGCTGCTCTCCAAGCGAAAATCGAGGAGATGCATAATGCCTCGAAGACCTCCACCGCTGACATCGAGCGGTACAAGGGAATCGCCCTAGCGAAAGAAAAAGAGCTAGAAGTTGCGCGTGCAGAGGCTCTGAATGTTCGCAAGGAAGTTGCCATCACCAGTGCTGCAACGAAGTCAGCCGAGTGGGTTGACCTAGATGTGGTCAGGAAGCTGACGCAGGATACCGTCCATTACGATGCTGATAAGAGCAAGTGGGTCGTTCTCAATGAGAAGGGCCAGCCGCGTCTGAACGCAGCGATGGAAGATATGTCTCTTGCGGAGTTTTTCAATGACTTCGCAGCCAAAAACCCTTACCTCGTGAAAAGTTCCATCAAGCAGGGCGTCGGTTCTACGGAAGCGAATCGCTCGGCGCTGTCTCGGAACGGCAAGTTCGAGGTGGCACAGATTTTCGGGAAGACATCCAATTCCGCGCTTGCTTCCAAACTGATGAAGGACGACCCGGCAGAGTATCGTAGGTTGAAGGTCATCGCCAAGGAAGCGGGTTTGCTTGCTTAAGTTTGGCTAAAGGGTTCTACGGCGCGTGCCCGCATACAAAAGCGCCAGCGTAACTAACACAAATTCATTCCGCATTCATAAGGAGTAACAAAAAAGAAATGGCATACACTGCGATTTCAGATATTATCAATCCTAAATAACTTTGGGGCGCTCCACGGGAACGTGGAGACGCTAATCTTCTCTGATTGACTTGAAACCTGCAATGGCAACAAGGGGCAAGGCACAGTAAGTGCCAGCCTGAGAGACTAAGTGAGAAGACACCCTGCAATACAGGGTGATGCGATAGTCCGAACTTACGGGAAAGCCGAACCGTAAGAGGGCGGCAGAAATGTCCGCCCCTGCTTAGACAGCAGGTAACAGCTTGGAAGTACTGGCTGACCAGATTGCTGCAAAGTTCCCGGATATGCTTGTCCTTGGGAACTCGAATCTGGTTGAGGTGGACACCACCTTCCCGCTCGGTTCTCCGGGAACCAAATTCAAAATTCCGTTCTGGAAGCGTATCGCCGCGTTTGCCGATATGTCAGAAGGTTCGGCCATGACGCCCGGTAAGATTCAGGCGGCTTCTGAGAGCGCGACCGTCGTTCGTGGCGGCGCTGCGTTTCAGGTGCTCGACACCGCTGAGTTGGTCTCCAAGGCCGACCCTGTGGGCGAGGTCTCTTCACAGCTTGCTCGTAGGGCTGCGGAGTACATTGACGCGAAGCTGGTGACTCAGGCTGGCCTGACTCCCAACACCTTCGACCAATCCGGCGTCAGCGGCGGAACCGTTGACCAGAACGCCATCGTCAACGCCATGTTGACTTTGGGCGACAACTACGGTGCGCTGCTCAAGGGCGGGGCCATCATCATGCACTCCAAAGTGTATGGCGACCTGCTCAAGTTGGGCGTGATTCAGAACCAGTACCAGTTCGGCGGGGACGTGCTTCGCACGGGCGTCATTCCGACCATTCTGGGGCTGCCCATTATCATCTCCGACCTCGTGACCACAAGCGTTGTGTCGTCTGTGACGTACTACCAGACGTTCATCCTTGGGCCGGGTGCGCTGGCGCTGTTCTACCAGCGGCAGGTGATGGTGGAGTTCGACCGCGACATTCTGTTGCAGGCCGACGTAATCGCCGCCACCGTCCACTTTGCGCCTCACATCTTCGGCTACGATGATGTGTCTACCGCTGTGGTCGCAGAGCAGAACAAGAGCATCCACGTTGTCAACATGAAGTCCAAGTAAGGTTGACAACCAACTCTGAAAGGGGAGTCCTTCGGGCCTCCCCTTTCTTCTTTTTGGAGATTTTCATGGGAATGCTAATGAGACGGCACGCGAATTACCTAGCGGCGGAAAAGTCTGCCCCTAAGACGGAAGCGCAAGCCGCTTCCGCAGAGGTTGCAGAGACCGAGGCAGTCACCGAGACTGCGCCCGCTCCTGAGAAACCGTCTGTTTCACGAAATCGAAAGTAACTTAGGAGTCGGCAGATGCCCATAATCCTTGACACGTCTTTGGCAACGGAGACGGCGAACAGCTACGCGGACGTTGCGTTTGCTGACGACTATTGGGAAAACCATTACCTTCCCACAAAAGCTGCGGCGTGGGCCGCGCTTAGTGATGAAGCGAAAGCTGCAATTCTAACGGCTGCGTGCAGAGTGCTGGAAACTGCGCGGTTCACCATCAAGGTGACTCTAGCAGAGTACGCCATGCACTACGATAGGTTTAGTGGAACGGTGCAAGACGTAGCCCTCACTACAGAACCCGTCAAGTATTATTTTTACCAACGCCTGCAATTCCCAAGAAATCTTGATTTCTACAAGAGCGGAGCACACCAAGGGGATTTGTATATCCCTGATGAGGTCAAGTGGGCGCAGTGTGAACAGGCACTTTACCTTTTGTCTTTGGATGAGACGGCTATGGCCAACCGCCTTCAAGGAATCACAATGGACAAAGTAGGTATTGGCAAGGGGCAGATTGAAGCCACGCAAGAATACGCCATCACAGGGAGCAGTTTTTCTCCCGTAGCGTTAGAGATGCTTCGCCCTTACATGATTAAGGGCGGGCGGTTGAGGAGAGCTTAACAGATGGGACGCGCCTCTGGTTTGATTGCAAAGGTCAATGCCATTCTAAAGAAGTTCACTCCCTTTGAGCGAACTGTGTACAAGCGCGTTGTTGCGCGGACTGGTGGGGATTCTCTCACCGGGCGCAAAGGAACAGTCACATACACTGACACCTTGTTTGCCCCGCAGCCCGCATACACGCGGTTGGGTAGAGAGCGTGTGCCGGGGCATCAAGCCAATTTCGAGAACATTTTGACCGCTGCTGGCAAGCAGCTAACGGCTGATGACTACGAGTTCATTTTCTCCCCTGACGCGGTGTCTCTAGTAGACCTACAAAATCCCGATGTTGCCGTGCTTCTGAAAGACGCAACTGGCAACAGCGAGACGCTGAAATACCTTGACCACGAAGCTCCTGCTGTGAATGGGACGGTGGTTACCTACATCGTCTTTATGAGGAGCACGAAGCGACCCTAATGACATCAGTTAGAGACACGTTTCTTCATTTGCTGGATGACAATCTAGTGTCGCCAGTCACGGTGCATCATGTTCGGCAAGACCCGGATACTCCGGCGAATCAACGTCTGCAAACTAATGCAGTGAACGTACAGTTTCTCAACGACAATTTACATATGGTCGTGTCGGATTTGCGCGTTGCTATTGACGTTATCCACGAAGATGAACGCACGGCGATTGACTGGACAAAGCAAGTCTGGACGATTCTCGGTGCAGCCCTGTACACACCCATCTTCGACTACAGCAGCGGCACTCCGGTAGCTACAGGGCAAAACCTGTCTTGGAATCAACCAGTGGGCTTTCGTCCAGTCTTTGATGAGTTGTATACACGTCGAGGCTGTGTGCTCACTTTGCAATACCATTTTTAATCCCGCATTCATAAGGAGTTACTCCATTGGCTATCGCAGTTAACAAGAATACTAATCAGCAGCCGATGTCAACGGCGGGGCGGACTGGCGCACAGACGCTTAAGTTCATCCCCGGCGCTCGTGTTTACACGAAGACCGCTGAATCCCTGACCTCTACCCCTGTGCAGACCCACTTTGTCAAGTCGTCTGGTACTACGCCTTCGGGCTGGACTGACCTTGGCACCGTGCTCGGCGCGGTGAAAGTCAACTACACCAAGAAGGTGAAGGAAGTAAACACTGGTATTGACAACTACTTCCGCGCTGCTTACATTGACCAAAAAATGGGCCAGATTGAGTTCGAGCTTTCACAGCTTGACGACATCGCTCTGGAAACCATCTCTGGTCTGTCGGCCTCGGTCATCACCTCTGGCAGCATCGTGAACTACGAGGTTGGTTCGGAAGACCTGAACCAGCTTGCGCTGCTGGTCGTGGCGACTTCCAAGCTTGATAGCAAGGAAATCCAGTTCTTCAACCCTTCGGCCTATCTGAACTTTGTGTGGGCGGAGCAGGGCGATGCGCTGGTGCTCAAGGTTACGGGGCTGCTTCCCTTCTTCACGCCTACGGGCGCGTCGGCGGAAGCCATGCTTTCCGTGACTGAGTTCGCTTAAACAGCTTGCCAACCTAGTGGATTGGGCGGGGCATCTTTGGTGCCTCGCCTTTCTGCTTTCTCCGCACTACAAAATCCGCAACACAAAGCAAAGGACTATGGACACTGAAACCAGCACCACCACTCCTGAGACCTCTGCGCCTCCGACCAGCGCCCCTACTCCTGAACCAACCCTAGAGCCTACCTTAACGGAAGCCGAAAAAGTACGTGCCGCCGTGAATGACCCCGCCGACCAATTCACTCTGGGAGGCCGTGCCTTCAAGATTGTGGATTTGACTTACGACGACTACCTGCGCTTCATCGTCTTGCTTGAGCCTCTCATCAAAGGCTTGGTAGCCAAAGTTGGCGCTGTGAGCAACGTCAAAATCCCCGGCATGGAACTGGACTCCTCTTCCCTCTCTGCATCCGGCATCGTCACCTACTGTGGCGAAAGCCTTCCTGAGATGGTTCGCATCATCTGTTCCCAAACTGAGCCGGACATCACGGTTGCCGAAGTAAAGTTGCTTGGCAAGAACCCGTTCAACCTAGCGAAGGTCGTCATGCGACAGGTCGCGCAGAACGGAATCATCAAGGACTTCACGGATTTTTTCGGACAGATTCTTCCTCTCTTCACCCCACCCCAGAAATAGAGGAAGAGGACACCAAGGGGAATCCTTTGGTCGTCGTGCAAAGCCTTATGGAAGCATATCACTGCTCTCTTGAACAGGCTATGCACCTCACGTTGCCACAACTCATCATGCTGAACCACGCCGCGCACATCGCTTACATCAACTCTGAAAAGCGTGCGGATGCTAGACACAAGGAGGGCGGGACGCCAGACGCAACCCCCGGTCCATCATGGCGGGACGACCCTGTTGTTGGGAACAACGGGGAGAGGCTCTCTGAAATACAGAAGGATGACACCAAGCTCTTCAACTACCTAAGAGACTGGAAAGGTATGGGATGAGGTTAAAAGTTACTTCCCGCAAGTTCATAAAAGAATTAGAACGTCGTCGCGGCGAGTTCGCCAGCAAGAGACTCGCCGCACGGATAACTGTGCCGGAAGGACTTGAGTATAGGTGGTGGTATTTTCAAGAAATGGGGACTGCGACGCATAACCCGGACAGTCCAAACTCGTCTGGTTACAACATCCATCCGGTAACAGGCGAGGTCTTGGCATGGACTAACCCTGATGGAAGCCGCATCGTAGTCCCATTTGTGGGGTTCCCTTACACCGCTGTTCACCCCGGCGTCCCTGCCCAAAGGTACATTGCAGAAATAGAGCCAACCATCAACCTCGCTGTGGGGAGCATGGTAGGCAAGACCCTGACCTCTTCCAAGTTCGACTTCAACGCCCTGCACGATGCCTTGCTCACCGAAATAATGCCTGAAGTCAAAAGGCAGATTGTGGAGAGCATGGCAACCAAGCTAACGGGTACACGAGAAGATGGCAAGTTGCTAGGGCGTGCGGCTGCCGATGTGTTCAATGAGATTACGACGATTGAAGAAGTATAACCGACCAAAGGATTGAATCATGGCAAACGGCAACGCGGTTTTCACAGAGGTCTTGGAAGTTCAGGTAGACACGGCTGAATTTGCCTCTGGACTGCAAAAGCTTACCAACGTTTACACGCAATGGTTGCAGAGCTTGCCGAAGGGTGTTAGCGCGAACGAAATCCTCGGTGTCGGTGGTTTGACTACGTTTAACACGGAGTTGACCGAGCTTACGGCGCACCTCAAAGCTTTCACAGAGGCTTTCCGTGACAGCTTTGGTGCGGTGGGCGCGCAGATTAAGGAAGGTCTGGACGCTACCACGAAGCAGGAGCTTGACAGCATTGACAAGAGAGTAGCTGCCCAGAACAAGTACGAGAAGGACGTTTCTCAAAGCTTTGTTCGCATAAATGGAAGTTGGGTTAACCTCACTCGTGAAGGGCAAGAGAACCAGGTAAAGGCGTTGAAGGAAATGAGCGACTCCTTCGACACTGCCAAACAAAAGGAACTTGAGACTGCAAAACTGTCGGCTGAAAAGCAGACGGAAGTGCGCCTTGCGGAGCTAAAGAAAGGCTTGCAGCAGGAAGAGGCTGCACGAGAAGAGGCGCGTGCCCGCGAATTAGCCGCACTCAAGGAAGACATCCTTGAGCGTTCAGAACAGTATGCTTCTTCTGGCAAGGCTGCCATTCAGGTTGATAGCCTTCGCGTAACAGAGCTTCGTAAGGGGCTTAAACAAGAAGAAGCTGAACGGGCGGCTGCACGAGATAAGGAACTCGCTGCCCTCAAGGGAGACATAGTTGCGCGGTCGAAAGCTACTGAGGCAATGGAAGCCGCGCAGGTCAAGTTGGCCAATGTCTCTGCGGCTGCTGCGACTGCTAGGGCAACGTCGGACAAAGCTGCTGCTGACCTCTCTGCTGTCACTGCCAGCAACGCTTCAACCCGAATCGTTGAGGCTTACCAGGAAACCGCCGCTGCTGCGAAAGTGTATGCCCAAGAACGCATTGCTGCGGAAGAGAAGTACGCTGCGGTCGTACAGGCTCTAGCCACAGGTACGTCCAAAATCCAAATTACAGAGCTAAAGCGCGTAGCCACCGAGACGGAGCGTTCCGCTAACGTAGCACAGCGCAGTTATCAGCAGTTGGCCACTGAGCAAGAGGCTTTGGTTGCTCAGGGCAGCGTTTTGCAGCGCGCTTCCTCACGCTTCATTAAGGACATCCCAGAGTTTGCCTCTATGATTTTCCGGCTGACTCTTGGTTTGCAAATCAGCTACGCTCTCATCAACGCCATCCTATCGGTCATCGGCCTCATTCCTAAAGCTTTCCAAGAGGGTTGGACTTGGTTGAACCAGATAGCCGACCAAGCTGCTGAGTTGCAGGGTGTGCTTGCTGGCAATGTTCGTTTCTCTGACAACCTTGTTACCAATTTTCAAATGGCGGGGAAAGCTTCCCGGCAAGTCGCGGAAGCCATCCAAGACCAAGCCTTCTTAATCGGCCAAACCATTCCTAACCTTACCACGGTTTTCAACGCCTTTATCGAAGCGGGCGGGCATGGGTTTACCAAGAGTCTGCAAGAAGACATTCAGCTTGTGGGGCTGTTTACGCAAGCTATGCATACCGTGGTTGCTCCTACCAAGGTGATACGCCAACTTACTTCTGAAATCCCTCAATTCCTTGCTGGAACCCTCGTCCCTTCCAGCGCGTTCGGGCGCTTCCTGCATATGAGTCAGGAAGAGATGAAGAAGATGGTGGAAGAGGGCAAAAAGCACCATGACCTGATACAGCGTCTTCCTCCTGCTATGCGCGAGTTTGTAAAGATTCAAGAGGAAGCAAGCAAACGCCAATCGGTGCTCAACAACCAGATTGAAAACATGACACAGCGGGCGCTCTCCCTTCTTTCTGAACCTGCTTGGGAGATGTGGACGGATGCTCTGAAACTGGCTAAAGAGTATTTTGTAGAGCACCATAACCAGATTAACGCCATTCTTTCGGCTATAGGGCATCTCGTTGAGGGAGTGCTTCGTTTTGTTGTGGCGTTGGGTAGGGTTTTATTTGCCACAACGCCTTTGCTAGGGGCTTTCAAGGGTCTAGGCTTGATTCTCCTAGCCCTTGTTGAAGCTGCGAATGTTCTACTCAACATACTGACTGGTGGGGCGAATGTTCTCGTTGACATCATGGACGCCTTTGTAGCGGTGGCGTCTGGCAAGTCAGTCGGTGAAGCTTGGAAGACCCTCTGGGCGAACGCGGAAAAAGACGCCAACAAAGCTTTGAATGGCATGGTTGAGTCGGTTCTCCGTTTGCACGATGTTATCACTGGTGATAACCAGAGTGGGGCTAATGTAGGCGAAGGCGATGATTTTTTGGGGTCATTTTTTGGCTCCAAGACAGGCACGCAAGACAAGCCTGCCAAGTTTAATAACAAGCCCTTAACGCACTTCCGCGAAGAGTACGCCAAAGAACTGGCCACGCTCAAGAACGACGTTCAGGGGCAACTCAACGACATCAAGGACAAATTAGAAGCTGGTGTTCTCGATGCCAAGCAAGCAGGCATTGCTCGTTCCAATGTATTAGGCAATGAGCACGTTGCTATAGACGCCTTGATTTTGAAATACGAGGACTTGGCCAAGAAGGTCAAAGGTGCAAGCCCGGATGCTAAGGCGAGCTTCCAGAATCACCTTGAGACTTCTCGTGAGCAAGCCAATAGCCTTTCGGAAGAGTCTCTGGCAGCCTTCAAAAAAGGCAAGACCGACCAAGAGAACGAAGACAGACGGCACAACACGCGTATGCGTGCTCTCACCGTACAAGCTGCTCGTGAACAGGCCCAAGTTGAGCGGGCAGGGCTTGAGGCGATGCACGCTTTCCGCTCGACCATTCTTAAACAGCAGTTCGCAGACGAGAAGAAAGCTGTCACCGATAGAATAGCGGAGATTGACCGAGAGATAAAAGGCAAGAGGCTTGTTGGTGAGAAGCTTAATCACCTGTTGGAAGAGCGTAAACAGGCTTCCGACCAGCTTGCTGCGGCGGAGAAGAAGAACGCCATCGCCGTTCGTGGAGCATTAGAGGCAGAGGCTAATGAACGCCAAGGCAACGTAGTTGCCTCTATTCGGCAGCACATTGCTACGTTAGAACAGCAGCTTGCTTTGGAGCGCACGTCACATGGCGAATCAATGGCTGCCAAGAAGCTTGAGGCGGAAATCGCTCATGAGCGCGTCAAAGAGACGCAAGCTGTCATTGACCAGACTCAAGCAGAGATAGATTTGTTGCTGGTCAAGGCGATGGAAGTTGGCAACTCGGACGAAGTTCTTCGTGCCCTACAGCAGGAAATTGACAAGCGTGCCGAGCTTATAAAGACTCTAAAGGCCCAGAAGGATGCTCAAGGAGCGGCTGCGAGGACTGCGGGTTCTAAGACTGGCTTCTTTGGTGGAGTAGCTGACAAGCTAGGTCTTTCCTTTGCTGACTTTTCCAAAAGCGTTGGCTCTCTTGGTAAAATTTTTGACACGTTTCAGAACGTTGTCAGCAGCATCCAA